GTTTTGATTTACCCATTCATTAGCATCTCTCATAGAATCAAAATGTACTTCTCCAACTGGAGTATCATCTAGTGCTTTCCAATTGGTAGGTCGATTTGTTGAAACGTAAAGAGTGGGTTTGTATTTAATTTTTTGTTGGATTCTTTTACCATTGTCGTAACCACGATATAATAGCATATTGCCATATCGCGAAACGTTAGTGTAGAATTTCATCATATAAGTATCACCTTTTAATAGTAGTATTATACCATAGTTTTATCATAATGTACAGTGTTTTTCATAAGGTTTGGGGGAAGTTTCCCTCCCCCGCATGATTTGTCAATTTGGTCTTAAAAATTATTTAATTGCATCCACATGATTAAAGGTGCTAATCCTAAAATTAGTCCAGTAATAGTTAATGCAAACAAAGTAGTTCTTAAGGCCTCGGCAACGTCTTCATACTTATCCATAAAATGGACTATATGTTTCATGTTGTTTCTCCAGTAAATATTTAATTTATACCTACTGAGTTTCGCTGCTCACCGGATTTATTCTTGAATAAATTCCTTCTTCTTTGATGCCCCAGCAGACCCTAATTTGATCTTCCTAGGACGCCTCTCTTCTGGAACTTCAACTCTGGCGTTAACCACGAGTATTCCGTTCACTAGATTGGCACCGTCAATTACAACAAATTCAGAGAGTCGGAAGGACTTCTCAAACTTGCGGGACGATATACCTTTATGTGCGTATTCACGTTCATCCTTCGAATTATGGCCTCTTATAATTAAGATACCATCCTTTACTTCCACCTCAATATCCTCTTCTGAGAATCCCGCAACTGCAAGTTCAATAATGAAATTTTCATCATCGACCTTAACTACGTTATGGGGTGGATAATTGTCCTGACTTCTTCCAGCACTGTGGATTCTTTCAAGCTCCGAGAGTATTGGATCAAATCCAATGAATAGTGAACGCGGCACGTTCATAGTATTTCTTACCATAGCTTCCTCCTATTATGTTTAGCAAGGTTAATAGGACCCAATAAATTTGGCATCCTACATTTATTTATACTAGTTTTAGTTCTAGTTCAATAAATAATAAAATTTATAATAAAGTTAATTTTACTACTTTGTTGATTCTTCCTGACTTCATTAATTTATGAAAATGAGTCCAGTAATGTTTAATTTTTTTCGCCATTGTTGCTGTTTCCTATATTGTATTTAGGACACAGTTCCCATTGCGTTTTTTCTTTAAATGGAATGACCTTTATTTGTCGCAATGGTGCTAAGCTCTTTGATGCTTCTGGATTAATTTTTGTAACTAATCCCCAATCAGCTAAAAGAGTAGCAATTGTGTTCCTTCTCTCTAGGTCATTCTCAATAAGATTAGATGGCTTTCCATCTAATAAAAATAATTCTTTAAAATGCACAATAAAGTATCTACCTTGTTTGTGCAGTATGTGACATGATTGGTATAATTTTTGATCTTTTCTAGATGCGACTCCAATTCTAGTTAGAGTCTCTCTGATCTTTAGAAAATCGTCTGGTTCGTTTAATGTGACTTCCAACATACTTGCTGGGGTCCAATCTTTTACTTCAATGTTATTGTTTTCGTTTTCCACCTTTATAAATCCTTCTTTTCAATTCTTCGATATGTTCATTATTTAATAATGATAAAACGGATTTAGCCTTTTCATTGCTATACCCATAATATTCTTTTATTACTTCAAGATTGGCTACTTCTTGTGGTTTAACCCACTTTGTAAACCTTTTCTTTTTCTTAATTATATTTATAAGAAAATGATATTGAAGCTTGCTATCGATATGGTGGTTTATATTCATCTCATTTGCATACAAAATAGTATCTGGAAAAAAGGACAATCCTCTGTTTATAATAAATGCATTATACTCTTTTTCAGTTATGTCGTCAACCATAATATCTTTTTTAGTATTATTAATTGAACCTAAGTATTCAAATGGATTCATTAGAAGTCGAACTCCTCCTGTGTATCTAATATTTTATGTGCAAGAAACATCTCTGCGTCAACGCGCGTATTAAAGGTGTGTTCTTCTTTTATAATTGTGTTATCGTCGTATCTTACAACTCTAAACTTTTTAGTTGATGCACTAAAATGAACTTCAACTATTTGCCATTTATTCATTTAAATTTTACTCCTGCCATTATTTCTGTACAACATGCAACTAAATTTAACTCGTGATCAGCAACAAATGAATTTTTATATTGATAGTCTGCAAGTATGAGAACCATTTGTGGAATACTATTTGGTTCAACAAATTCGTTCATGTTGTCATACATTTTTCTAAATAAAGATGCTGGATCTGAATCAATATTATTAGTAACCCATTGTCTCATTTTTTTAAAGTCTTTCATTTTTAGCGAACTCATTAGTTCGTTTACCGATACGTCGTTTAATGAAACTAATATTCCAGAATCTATGCTACCAGATGTACTATATCTCTGTAATTCATTTATAACTCTACGCCAATCTGGCATGTGCTTCATTATTAATTCTGCTAGGACATTTGTTTCGTATTTAATACCTTCATCGTCAAGAATAAGCATCAGACGACTCATCATAACTGAGCATAATCTGTTTGCATCTTTCTTTGGAATATTAAATTCTACGACTGAGCATCTAGAGTGAAGTGGTTCAATAATTCTATTTTTAAAATTACATGTTAAAATAAATCTACAATTACCACTAAACTCTTCGATAAAACCACGAAGAGCTGGTTGAGTGGATTGTGGATTAAGGTAATCCGCTTCGTCGAGGATAACTACTTTATAGCCACCTTGGAGTGAGACCGACGAAGCGAATTGTTTAATTTTATTTCTAAGTGTATCAATTCCAGATTCTTCTGAGCCATTTACTAGTAAAAAATCTAAATCCAATTCATTACATAGAGCTTTAGCAACTGTCGTTTTACCTAGACCAGCTGTGCCAGTCAAAAGCATATTGTGTAATTCACCTCCGTTAACAATATCTTTAAAAGTTTTCTTAATGTGTGCAGGTAATACACAGTCATCTATAGTTTTTGGTCTATACTTTTCTACCCATAAAAATTCATTCACCTAAAACCTCCCAACCTTCTACAGTATCTAATCTAAAAGCTCTCCATGCATTTTTATCAAGCGACCACACTGGAAATGCTTCCATGTTTCCTGCTTTATAATTAAATATAGTGTTAACACCATTTGCTTCTAGTACTATAGGATTGAGTGTACAAGGCATGACTCTTAGTTCTCCAGAGTCAAGTTTTCTGAATGATACCGTAACGGTACCTTTTTTTAACGCATCAAGTAATTTTGTTTGTTCTGTTTTTTCCATAATATATTCCTTCAAAAATAAAAGGGGGAATTGCTCCCCCTAGTATTATTCGCCGTCTACGACGACTTCATCAACATCCATAGCATCGGCCACTGGGACCATTCCTTCTGGAGCTTCTTGACCTTGAGCAGCAGATGCAGCATTTAAAAACGCCACTGTTCTGTTTCTCAATCCGCCAACTTGCTCTAGCTCTTGCCCTTCGAAACCACCACGTTTTGAGCACATATCAATGATTTGTACAAATGTAGCGATATCTTGAAGCGAAAGCTGAGGTGCTTCCGGTTGTTCGCCTTCCTGTGGAAGGACTTTACTATCTAATTCAGCCATTTTATTTCTCCTTTGCAAAGTAGACTAATTATGAGAGACCCGAACCACTCGGCATCTTCTCGTATTATCCTCATAATATATGAGAATATCTTCTGCCATATTATTTATACAGCAAATGTCGATGATTTCTCTAAAGCTATAAAATAATCAACTGGATAATCATTGTTAGTCCAATTGGAAATTAGCTTAGAAGAAATATTGACAAAGTAATCGCCAGGCAATAACTTTAGGTTTGGCATATTAACAACATAGTTAAAGTTTGCCTTACATGAGTTATCACTGTCGAGTTCCATTTCAAAAGTGTTTGAAGTCGAATCTTTTTCGTCAAATACTTTTGCAACTACAGTACCATCTTGGCCACTAATCGCTAAATCAGTATGCCCTAATACAGCACCAGCCTGCTTTAATGCTTTAAGTTGGTCATTAGTAATACTAATACCAAGTTCGCACTCAGGCATTGTGATGTCTTTAGACGGTTGTGTTAAAATTTCAGTTTCAGCAAAATAGTATCTTACTTTTTGTCCAGAACCAGAGATAAGAACTGACTTATCTTCAAAGGTTAATGTTGGATTATCAATAAGACCATACACTGAAAGAAATTCGTTAAGATCATAAATTCCAAACTCTACTGGAAAGTCTTCTACAATTTCTGCATTAGCTAAAATTGTTTTGGCTTCCGATATAGTCTTTAATTTTTGACCAGGTTTAAATACAACGTTTGGATTAACCGTTGCGTAGTTTTTTAATACGTTTATAGTTTCATTACTTAATTGCATATCTTTTCCTCATTTAATACATATATTATATCATATGTCCCTGTCATTGTACAGGTTTATTTTCACTATCATGAATCGAAAGTGCAATTATAGCATAGTGTAAAACTTTCTGAAGATCTTTTCTTGCATCTCCAGTTTTCCCTTTACGTCCATACCTTTGTGCGTATTTCAATACATTACCTATTGCAAAGCCCATACCATGACCACAATCAGTTATAAACTCAGTAGACTGAAATTTATTTCTGCTATAGTGGCTATCATATGTGCTATCAATATAATTCTGGAGCTCTTGTATTAGAGCTCCTTCA